CTGGCCGGCACGCTGCAATCGACCACCGCGCCGACGTTTGCCAATGACTTCGTCGAGTTCACCGTCACCCCGTCGAACGGCACGCTGGTCAATGTCGATGTGCTGAACAACCCGGTCAACGACCTGCCGAGCTTCATCGCCGAAATCTTCAGGATCACTCGGGACACGGTCAACGGCACCGTCGTCGCCGGCAACTTCGCCGCCAACAACGCCCCCGACAGCGTCATGCTGTCTTCAGGTGTCGATTATTTCTTTGAGCTGCAGGCAAGCGGCGTCAACGGCCCCATCGGCCAGTCCAATTTCCAGTTGGAGACGACGCCGCTGCCGGCGGCGCTGCCTCTGTTTGCTGGCGGGCTTGGTTTGCTTGGATGGCTGGGTCGCAGGCGTCAGAAGAAGAACGCAGCGAGTTCAGCGTAGGACGTCCGTAGGTCGAGCGCAGGTCGAGCGCAGGTCGAGCGTAGGACGCGGGTAGGATATGATCAGTTTCCAGGTGGACCTACAGGGTACGCTGGAAGTCATGAACGGCATGATCCACAAGATCAGCCACTTCAAGCGCGTCGATGTCGGCTACGAGCTGTCATCCTGGCAGACCGAGGAGATGCATCGCGAGCGGCCGTTCACCAAGCGCAATCGCGGGCAGGGCAGTGCGGCGACGCTGATCAGGCCGCACAGCAGGTTCGAGGTGAACCGCAGCCGGACGGCGCAGCGTCGGCTGGCGCGGCGAGCGAAGCGCAAGAGCTTCACCGGATCGAGCGAATACCGGAAGTGGTCGACGCGCCCGATCTTGCGCGCCGAATTGTGGGACAAGCTCGTTGAGCGCATGGTGGACGCGTTTCGCACCAAGCTGACCTGGAAATCAAAGTAGCAGCAGCTTGGGCGGCTTCCCGGGATGTGACGGCGCAATGGTTGACGGCGACGTCGAGGCCTCCTGGCTTCCCCGGGAAGCTCCCCAATCAAACCCAGGAGCAAGCAACGATGAGCCTTCCCGCGGTCCCGACCAAACTTAAAGTGCTTCGTGGCAACCCCGGCCAGCGCCGTATTCTCGAGGAGCCCGAGCCCACGCCGGTCCAAGAGACGCCGCCGTCGCTGCGAATTCTGCGCGGCGATGCCCTCCTCGAATGGTTCCGCGCGACCGACGAGCTGCGGCGCCTCAACATGCTGACGGTCGTCGATCTGCAACCGCTCGCCGCCTACTGCAGTGCCTTCGGTCGATGGATGGAAGCCGAGGACGCGATCCACGAGATGGCCAAGCTTGATCCGGTCGGCAAAGGCCTGACCGTCAGGGGCTCGGTCGGCAACATCGTCCCCAATCCGCTGGTCAGGATCGCTGACCACGCCGCACGCCAGATGGTCCGCTATGCCGCCGAATTCGGATTTACCCCCGTCGCAAGAACCAGGCTCGGGGGGATTGGGGGGAAAGAACGGGGGCCCAACAAATTCAAGGGTCTCATCGCTGATTGAGCGGACGCCGGCTGGTAAGTTTCGGGCCAAGCAGGTTATTGATTTCATTCAGGCGCTCACGATTCCGAGCGGCACCGGGCAAGGCAAGCGCTTCAAGCTCGCTGGCTGGCAGAAGAAGTTCATCCGCGATATCTACGAGCCGCATCGAGCAAACCGTCGCGTCGTCCGGCGCGCCATCCTGTCCATAGCCCGGAAAAATGGCAAAACGGCCCTAATTGCGGCCATCGCCCTGGCGCATCTGGTCGGGCCCGAGCGCGAGAACAACGGGGAGATTTACAGCGCGGCGAACGACCGCGATCAGGCCGCCATCATCTTCAAATTCGCGCGCCAGATTGTCGAGCTGGAGCCGACCTTGATGGACCAGCTCGACATCGTGACTTCGACCAAGACCATGGTGGCGAGAGCAACGGGCTCGATCTACCGCGCGGTGTCGGCCGAGGCCGGCACCAAGCACGGATATTTGCCGAGCCTCGTGATCTACGACGAGCTGGCGCAGGCCAAGAGCCGCGATCTGTACGACGTCCTCGACACGTCATTCGGTGCGCGCAAAGAGCCGCTGTTTATTACGATCTCGACCCAGAGCAATGATCCGGAGCATATTCTGTCGAAGCTCATCGACGACGGACTGTCGGGCGTCGATCCGAGCATTGTCTGTCACCTGTACGCGGCCGATGAGGATTGCGACCTCGATGATGAGACGCAATGGATCAAAGCCAATCCAGCGCTCGATCACTTCCGCGATCGCGAGGACTTGGTCTCCGCGATCAGGAAGGCCAAAAGATTACCGGCCGAAGAACCAAAGACGCGCAACTTATTTCTCAATCAACGGGTGTCGCCCGTCTCAACGCTGATCTCCCGTGCCGTGTGGGCAGAATGCGCAGGCAACGCGGCCCTGGTCGATGGCGAGGAGGTCTATGCGGCGCTCGATCTTTCGAGCGTCGATGATCTTACGGCCTTGGTTGTTGGTTCGGCGATCGATCCGTGCCGCGTCCAGGGATATTTTTGGAAGCCGATCGAGTGGCTGGACGAGCATTCGCATCGGGACTTCGGCAGCGGCAGCCACCGTTATCGCGAGTGGGTCACGAGCGGGCATTTGTTGACGACGCCCGGCAAGGCGATCGACCACGAGGTGATCGCGAAGTTCATCGCGCAGCTGACGCAGAGGTATCGCGTCCTCGGTCTAGCCTACGATCGCTGGCGCATGCAGAATTTGCTGCGCGAGTTCGATCGCGTCGGCTTCCAGGCTCACGAAGACCTCTCGCGGCCCGATGGCGGCGCCAACGTCACACCAATTCGGCCGCCGCGCGGTGACGGACTGCGGCTCGTCCCCTGGGGTCAAGGGTTTCGGGACATGGGTCCCGCCGTCGATGCGCTGATGAAAGCGCTGGATGAGAAGAAGCTCATTCATCCAAGCAATCCGGTTTTGAATTGGAATGTCGCCAACGCGGTCGCTGTCATGGACCCGTCGGGCTTTCGAAAGATTGACAAGAGCAAGGCGCGGTTTCGGATTGACGGCGCGGTATCGCTCGCGATGCTGATGGGAATTCGCGCGCGCGATCGCACCGCAAAGCCGATCGACATCGATGCTTTGATTGGATAGCGGGGCGTCATGAACATTGTCATTTCATCTGGTCACGGCTTGAAGGTGCGCGGCGCCAGCGGCTACCTCGACGAGGTCGATGAGGCCCGCAAGGTGGTCGAGACGGTCGCCGATCTGCTGTTCAAGTATGGCTGCGGCGCGGAGTCCTTCCACGATGACACCTCGGAAACCCAGAACGAAAACCTCGAGACCATCATCGCATTTCACAACGACCAGGACCGCGATCTCGACGTCTCGGTCCACTTCAATGCCTACACGACCACCACCAAGCCGATGGGCACCGAAGTGTTGTACGTCACGTCGGCCGACACCGCCGCCCACGTTGCCAATGCGATAGCCTTGGCCGGGTTTGTCAATCGGGGCGCCAAATATCGTGACGACCTGTATTTCCTGAACAACACCGAGAAGCCTGCGATCCTGATCGAGGTTTGCTTTGTGGATAGCTCGGCCGATGCCGATCTGTACCGAGAACGATTCGATCCATTGTGCAAACTGATCGCGGCGTCGATCCTGCTGTCGCTGACCCATCGCACGCCGATGCTCGTCATCCCCAATACCGGCCTCCAGACAGCGATCACGGCGAGCGTGTTTGGAGGTGAGAGCGATTACAACGTCAGCGCCTATGACGAGGATAAGGTTCTGAACGACACCGATCTCTACCTCTCGCTGCCCGACCGCTTCGAGGGCGAGCGGCCCATGGTGATGGTCCGCAATCGCGATACTGATCTATCCGTGGCTGCAGCCATCGAAGACGTCGGTCCGTGGAACATCGACGATCCGTACTGGATCATGGGCACGCGCCCGCAGGCGGAGAGCGGCACGGACATGACCGGCCGCACCACCAACGGCGCGGGAATAGACCTGTCGCCAGCATTGGCCAAGGCGCTCGGGATCGACGGTATGGGCACGGTGGACTGGCAGTTCATTTCGTGAGGGAAGCATGCTCTTTCCGGTGCCGAGATCGCGGATCGCGGTGCGCTCGATCGCGGGCCCTTTCAGCAACTATCTCGGCGCCGAAGAAACCGCGATCCTCATCGCGCTGGTGGCCGAAGTCGCGCCGCGGGTTATGATCGAATTCGGCTGCAACATCGGGCGGACCGCGAAGCGTGTGCTCGAGAACGTCCCCTCGATCGAGAAGTACGTCGGCATCGACGTGCCGACCGGTCATGTTCCGACCTTACCGTGCCAGCTGAGTGAAGTCCCGCTGTGGCCCGGCAGCGAGGCGATCCGCGATCCGCGGTTCGAGCTGCTTCTGCGCGCCAGCTCGCAGCTCGAGGAAGTCGAGC